AGAAGTGTTTCCGAATTACCATTAATGGTAATGCTATATCCCTTTACCGGATATATGGGAAGAATATCACCTATGGTACGTGCTAACTTAACACTATCAACTCCGGCACATATTACAACTTTGTCAAAAGCAAACAAATCGTCTATATCTACAATGTTTTCTGCAAAACTAAATTTAACATTGTATTTGCTTTCTAATACAATTTGTAATTGATAACAAAACTTGTGTATATCTCCAGTCCAATCAGATTTAGTATATACACCACCTACTAAATCATTCATGTAATTTAATGCACTATCTAGTGTTTTTATTTGTGCTAGATTTAATATTTCCCACTCACAATCTGTCTGACCATATATGGATTGTGCTTGTTTAGCCATCTCAAAATACTTCTCATCTTTGTACACATGCAATATGCCTGCATACTTCTGATCAAAGTCTATCTTTTCTTCTGAGACAATTTCCTGATATAATTTTCTGGCTTCTAATCCCATGCGTATAGTTTCTAGAGTATTTTTTTCATACTCATTATTAGCAGTATGATACAAGAATTTAGTCAACCAAGAAATCTTGTCCCAATCTAAACTAGGTCTAATCAACAACGGTGCATCTTTTTTGAACATCCATTTAACACCCTTAATGATGTTACTCCATGTAGTCCAAACTTCACTATTACTAACGCTTACCTGTCCGCCATTAGCGTAACTGCAACGCATAGCAGGATATTGTTCTTGATCTAATACAGTAACATCATATCCTGCTTTTGCTAGGTAATATGCAGTAGTAATGCCGGTGACGCCGGCACCAATTACACTTACTTTCATTGTTTAAGTTAGTTTCTTTTGCAACTTGTTCAACAAAATACCATAAGCCGGTAGAATGACTAATAGACTTATTAGTATCTTACTAATGCTGTTGTTAGTAGCGACAATATGCCAATTCTTACTCATGAATTCATCAGCACCGCCTGCAAATGCGACCCCAAAGAATGTATAAGTATCAATAAAGGTACTAGCAATACTGCTCAATGTAGGTGCAATCCACCAGGTCTCAAACTTCTCACGGAAATACTGAAAAACATATACATCAAGTAAGTTACTAACAAAATAAGCAATACCTGATCCCAATCCAATTCTGAACGCAACTGAATCAGGTGCACCACCCAATTTAACTACTAGCATTGATGCAATGATAGCAGGAATAAATGCTAGGGATATAACTGCTCGTCCGGTTTGTTTACCTAGCAATCTAACAGTAAGATCCGTAAGCACCACGACCAACGGAAAAGTAAATGCAGCAATTGACAATGGATTGCCACCGATGCTAATCTTAAATTGAACAATATAATTGCTTATTGCGATAATGATAACGTGTGCCAACATTAACTTATACGCTAGTGAACGGTCAACACCGTCAAAAATCTTGTTTAACATAACAATCTCCTTTTAATTAAACAAATCTTCATCCCACTCTCTATGTCCTTCACGGAAAGCCATATTACTTTGGGTCTCTCTAACTTCAACACGATAACACCACAAACGCTGACTTTCACCTTGACCCAGTAAATCGGGAATATACACACTATTTACATATTTGTAAAGCATGTCAGCCAAACCCTCACAACCTAGTCTAGGTAATATGGTAAGTTTAGCCAACTTCTTCTCTTGTAACATTTTGAATGTTTCTAACTCAGGGTCATCTTGTGCGACGAGCAACGTATGATCGAATTGATCTTCAAGAATTTTTTTTAGTTCTTTCAATCCACCGTAGTCCATAGCCCAGTTACGAACATCTAGGTTATTGGTGCCGAAATAGAACTTCATACTAAAACTATATCCATGAATCATGTTACAATGACTATCTGCACGCCATTGACGGTATGCACATGGAAATGAATCGTGATATTCTTTAGTACTTGTGTACTTGTATTGTACGGGTTGTGAGTTTGCCATCTCTAGTCTCCTTTAAAAGTAGCAAGTTTGATGGCACAGAATTTATAAAGCGGGATGATGCCAAAGACCGCTACTTTTATTTACTATTTGTTATTAGTTCTGCTTCCGCCACACGCTTTCGCAAACTACTAGAACTAAAACTATGATCGCGGCTATTGAAAACCAATTCAATTCCTCTCTTTTCGCAAATTGCTCTACCTGTAAAATCTTTCTCCATATACTCTACACCTAGTATACGCACATCTACGGGTAATGTCAACAGTATATCTTCCAAATCTTTTTCGGTGTTGTAGACTACTATTTCGTCCACAAATCTAACAGCAGCCAGTTGAATTTGTCTTTCAACTATGCTTTGTATAGGTGTGTTTTTTGCAGGGCGATCCCAATTTGCATTGTTCTGCAATGCTGCAATCAAATAGTCACAATGATTTTTTGCTTCTGATAGCATAGCAATATGCCCAGCGTGTAACATGTCGAACTGACTAAAGGTAATTCCTATCCTTAGTCCTTGTTGTTTTAATTCTTTAACTCTATTAAAAATCATTGTCTTAGATTTCTCCACATAACGTGTTTTTCATGTTCTTTAAGAAAGTCTTCTTCACCGACAAATGTACCGCTATCTTTTAGTATAGCATCAACTAACCATTTGATCCTATACAAATCCTGTTTGATTTCCCATTGTGTATACCCATCATTATAAGGACTATGTAATTCTACACCTGCCATATACAAATTATGATGAACTGTATTATAATCTAACGGTTTACGAAATCCCATTACTGTCTCCCGCAGTTACAATTACGACCTTGATTGCAATTGCCAGTGCAACTACTAGGTGGCAATCTGCGAACGATTGACACTGCAACTGCAACTGCAACAACAATTAGAATGATTAGTAAGTTCATGCTACTTCCTTAAACAATGGCATACTTTCAGTCATCATTCTGACAAACTCTAGATTAGTAGGAAAATGTTCTAGTGTGTTTTTGTGGCTTCTGATACTGATTGTAATACTTTCAGGCGCACCAGATCCTGTCTCTACACCATAGTAGAAAATTTCAGTACCTGCTTCTATTTGTTTTTTCAATAATTCTTTGATTTCCATCTTCTAATCCTCTAGTTTTTACAACAACAAAACTTACTATCTATTTCCAGATGACCCTGCAACAGTGTCGCTTAACTTAGGTCGTTTAAAGAAACCATCCGCATAAACTCTGCTCTTGCGGCTGGATCAGTTTTGAATCCACCACCCAAACGACTAGTTACTGTAGAACTACCGGTGTCCTCAACTCCCCTGCTACGAACACAATAATGTCTAGCATTGATTACTACAGCAACATCCTCTGTATCAAGAATAAATTGTAATGTGTGGAAAATTTGTTCAGTTAACCGTTCTTGAATCTGCGGGCGCTTACTGAAATACTCTACGATACGATTGATCTTAGATAATCCCAGAACTTTATCCTTAGGGACATATGCCACAGTAGCAAGACCATCAATAACAACAAAATGGTGCTCACAATTGCTTTGAACTGAGACATTTCTTTCCACCACCATTTCGTTATACTGCATCTTATTATTTACTGTAGTACACTTAGGAAATGCTTCGTAGTCAAGTCCCCAAAAGATTTCGTTGACATACATCTTAGCAACACGTTTGGGTGTCTCACGCAGACTATCATCACTTACATCAAGTCCCAACAACTCCATAATTTGCTTGAAGTTAGTTTCAATAATTGAAATCTTATCTTTGCGATCAAGGTCCACCTGTTTCATAGGAGTTTCAACACCCATCTTAACTAGATGTTCGTGAACTTTTAGACCAAGGTCAGGGTCAGTTTTTGTTTTATTATATGCCATTTTTGAATCCTTCCTTACACGGATATGAGTTTTGAATTGTTGTCACCGTTGTGTGACGTAGTATTTATTACTTGACGAACACATCATTAAATTGTTTGGTTACCTTTATAAAGGTAGTACATTTGCTAAGTTGTTTTAGCGTGGGAGCACCAACATATGTGCATGTACTGCGCAGTCCGCCTAAGATATCTAGTGCAGTATCACTAACTGGACCCTTATAAGGAATAGTTACAGTTCTACCTTCACTACTACGATAACTAGCAACTCCACCGTGGTGCTTTTCCATTGCAGTTTCGCTGCTCATGCCATAAAACTTAATCCATTCACCGTTTTCGTCACGATACCGTTGTCCACCACCTTCATCATGCCCGGCTAACATTCCACCTAACATTACAAAGTCTGCACCTGCACCAAACGCCTTAGCAACATCGCCGGGGCAAGTACAACCACCGTCAGCAATAATGTGTCCACCGAGACCATGAGCAGCGTCCGCACATTCGATGATTGCAGAAAGTTGCGGATAGCCAACGCCAGTTTGAATACGAGTAGTACACACACTGCCAGGACCAATGCCCACTTTAATAATATCTGCACCGCGTAGTATCAACTCCTGTGTCATATCTGCGGTAACAACATTACCTGCAATAATTGTATGCCTAGGATACCTAGCACGAACCTTGGCAACAAACTCCCCAAAGTGTTCGCTGTATCCATTTGCAACATCGATACAAATCACGTGAAACTCGGGATAGGTATTTAAAATTTGTTGTAGTTTAGTCCAATCCCGATCACTAGTTCCTGTACTCACTGCACAATAGTTACCAAATGTAATCTCTTTATCACTAGTATACTCAATAAAACTATCTAAGTTATAATTTTTAACTAAACAAGTGAACATTCTTTGCTCACGCAATGATTCTGCCATTTGAAAAGTTCCTACACCATCCATGTTAGCAGCCATGATGGGTACTCCTGTCCATTCATAATTACTATGCTTGAACGTATATGTTCTTGTCAGGTCTACTTCTTTTCTACTGGATAATGTACTTCGCTTAGGACGAATTAACACATCTTTAAAATCTAACTTTACATCTTCTTCAATACGCATTTAAACTCTTTCCAATAATATTTCTGCAATTTTTCTATGACCTATTTCATTAGGATGCATGTCGGAGTGAAAATAACCTCCTGCCTGCGCAGTGGAATCTTTAACCTTAGCGAACATATTTTTGATGTAGTCAACCCCTTTATAAAATCCTTGCACACTACCCTCAGTTAATATAGTTGGTATTTTTTTTGGTATAGTACCCTTTTCTAAAAAATCTAGATAATCTAACATATTGCCCGGTGAATCATATAAATTAAACCATCTATTTTTATCAAGTAAATTTCTAATATCAAATTCAGTATTTTTTGCACTTTCGGGCACTAGATCGCAAAATCCCATCCAAAAATAATAGGGTATATTCCATTTTTTGAAATAATTCTGAAGTTGCCAACTATACAGTTGTGTTTTGTGTGAGTAAATTTTTTCTTGAAAAATATTATTTATGTATTCTGTATACATAGTTTCATCCAATTTATCCCAGTCTGGTTGAGAAGCCCAAGTAAAGGGTCTATACCATGCAGTTTCTTCACTGAAATCACGTATGATGGAAGACCATTCAACGATAGCAGTAACTTTCTTATTACTTACCCGATTCGTTTCTAGCCAACTTTCCCCTTGTTTATTCTGCCAATAATGAGGTTTATTATAACTAAAAAAACTAACTAAATTTTTAAAGATGTTTTTATTAGAATCCGCAAAATCAGCACATACCACTACAGCATCAAATTTCTTTTCTTTAGCAAAAACTTTTACCCAATTGTCCTCAGGCATATGAATTCTATTGCTCCAACTATCACCACCTACTACTAATATGTTTTCACAGTCCCTTAACTCACCGTGATCAAATAAAATCATTTCAGTAGAATATTGAAAGTATTTCATGTGTATTTTGCCTCTCTAGTGTGCTTGCGATAATCATCACTCATGCGAAGATATTTTACTCCATCACCTTCTAAAATATCACAAATACGATCAATTGTCTTATTGTTATAATCACTGATTTTACCTAAATTACAATGTGGTTTCCGTAGTAATTCTTCTAATTTGATCAATGCATCCTCCAATGACCAGGGTACATACATGCGTGTATGGTCGTTGGCAAAAGTTTCAGGGAAACTACGATATGCTGGATATAGTACATTACATCCTAGTGCATCTGCTTCCGATACAGTATTACTCACCCAATCTTGTAACGCGCAATTGAACACTACCCGGCTATCATTGACAATATCGTAATAAGCATTTTTGTTTAAGTCTTCGTAAATAGTTAGTAAACCATTATCAACCAACTTTTGAGTACGCATCATATAACTAGAATTGTTAGACTTTAGTTTGCCACCACTACATACTACAAATTCAGTATTAGATTTTGGATACCGTCTCTTATATTCTTCAATCAAATCCATATAAAAGTCGGGCTGCTTTTCTTGATCCCAACGTGCAGAAAATACTACACGCATTCTTCTTTTTGTAAATGGTTTGATTTTTCCTTCTACTCTCGATATTACTTCATCTTTGCCAAATGCTAGGCCACTAACATTGTATATAGGAGCACTCCATCCAGCAATACGCATATGAGCAACCATTTCTTCGTTCGTGGCGAGAATTCCGTCCACGAACTCATTAACCATTTTTTCGTAGTGTCCCATCCATCTCGCCATACCCCATACATGCACGAAATCATCAGGATCAATGGACTGAGCAAGACACCTAACATAAACACGGGGACGTAGATTACTAGGGACTTGATCAAGTATGTAAGGTAAACTTTCGATACCGGGCTGAAACATGTCTTCAAAGTAGATAACATCCTTGTCATTGATTTCTCCTGCTTTCATCAATTTAACTAAATTCATCATTTGGCTCATGCCAAAATAACTACGACCATGTGCGTCTAGAACTTGTCCCGTTACAATTGCTTTATCATTACTAAGTGTTTCTCCGGGAACAATAACGTAATTGATTTTTCGTTGTTTAAAAACTTCTTCGTTCCATTGTTGTAATTGAAGTGTATATCTGGCTTTATATGGCTCAAGTCCCATATAATATAATTTTCTCATTTTGTATTGCATCCTTTAGGTCTAATTCACTTATTATACGCAAAACACAAGGGTAATTGCAAGTGTTTTGTAATCTATATTCTACCTTTTCTTGAATAATATATGATTCTTTTTCTCCCTTTTCTACACTTAATGTCATGCTATTGTATATGGTTTCTATCGTGCATTTACCTTGTATTACATATACAGTGATATCAGGTCCTAAATGCATAACATATTCGGTTGTCGTATTAGGGTCAATTTTATATTCTTGTGTCATGTTTTATTACTCCCACATATGGCAAAAAAGGTTGACTAGTCAACCTTTTTCCGTTGATTGAGTAATTTTAGTTTTACTCTGGTTTGCCATCTGTCTCCCACATATTTTTTACAGATTTACCTGTAATGTATTTATTATACTGACGGTAAATGTAACTTTTATTATCGTAGAGATCAGCCTCATTAAATTTATAACCATATTCCCTCGTAAAATCTAGATACTTTTCTAGATCATCAAAAATTTGATTTACGCGTGGGTTAGATTGAACTTGAGGTTTTGCCATTATTTTCTCCTTTAGATGGCGATTTGTTGAACAGGTTGATGTGTTTTATAATAAATTGTGGCACCGTTTTCACCGTCTTCACTGACAGTGATTTCAATGTCACGCTTGGGATAACGAATAGCAATAACGTCATACAGGTCATCGCTAATCATTTCACAACTCTTATAGTTCAACTCCATACCATTGCGGTATAGATTTTCAAGCCAACGCTTGAATTGAATGAACTCAATATCCCTGTCGTTGTGAAATACTTCAATCGCCACAGTAAAGTGAAAGATGTGGCGATGGGGAGTTCCTAGAAAACTAACGTCATATTCATCGTCAGTTTTAAGTTTTGGATCTTCATTTGCAGCAGGATAACAGTGAATACCTTCTCTTTGAAAAGTTACCCAGATCATCCTCTTTGCCTTGTTACGAATATTTACTCTGCGCTCATTAAGCGCATGGTCTCGCTGATTCATTATGTACTTCCTTTTTAACGATCATCATCAAAATTAACACGCTGACTTTCTTCATATTGTGCCCTACGAAATGAACGTAGTTGATCCAATATTTTTGAAATCTTTTCAGAATCCATTGGTTCAGTATTTTCAAGTAGTTTAAGTTGATTTTCTAAGATTCTAATTTCATTGTCGTAAGACATATTGACTCCTATTTCCAATAAGGGCCCCAAGCCCAACCTATTAATGACCACCTAGTTCCAATTGTCCTTAATACTTCATGACGAAAAAAACTAGGAAATGCTACAACACTACCTCTATTTTTAGGGGCTGATATATCTATAATTTTCAATTCGCCGCATTTATAAGATTGTTCATCAGATAATTGAATTACCATAGTAATTTTTCTATCTATATCAGTAGTCAAACCATAGTAATTATCAATGTGTGACCCAAAAAAATCAGCATCTGTGTACCTTTTAAGTTCATATGGCTCTACAAAGGTTAGATCAATATTAAAATGCTTAATTATTTCGTCCCAAACATTATCTAATGCACTGTGGACCTTATGATTTAAGGGCAACAACGTTGCGTGAAAACTATTTTTAAAAGCCTTAGGATATTTGTTTTCGCCTTTTCTAACATTTTTTTCTCCATACGAAATAATTTCCTCACATAATTCAATGGGGACTGCATTATGCTTTTTATATATTTTTTTATTTATGTCCCAACAAATTGCTGGTTTTTCAAGATTCGGAATCATTTAATATTTTTTTCATTTCATAGTCACTGTCAATTATATCTTCTTCGTCGCTTGAATTAGTTTCTACTACCTCAAACAGTTGATCAAACATAGTCATGGCATTGATTGTTTTCTTACCACTAAGTCCTTGACTTCCTGATTTCATCTGCGTCCAGAAATTATTGTACTTCTCAATAAGGTCTAAACTTTTCTTTCTATCTTTGAGGGAAAAGATTTCGTCAACAACTTCACCAAATCTAATTCTTTCAAAGGTTTCATTCATTACCATTGCAGGAATAACACCAGATTCATATCTACGATTCGCTTCTTGTACAGCAACAATGTGTTGGTAAACATTATGCGATTGCAATAAAGTATAACTTAATGTATCCCAACTAGTTTTTGTTTCTTTACCATGTTGCCCTAAGAATCCTACTCCTCTATAACACAAATCTTTCATGATCATTCTATCAGTTACAGGACTATCAGTGAATACTTTATGGATGCCATCTTGTAATACTGCGGCACTAAACTTGCGATTATCTAGTGCATAAGATTTCTTTTCAGCAGTCTTTTCCATTTGGTAAGACCACTTCTTATCGTGCTCAATGTTTGTGTTAAAGTAAGCCAAACCCTTAGCCGCAGAGTAGAAAGGGCTAGCGCAGTCAAACGTAATTTGTAAGTTAGGGTTGTGGTACTTGCGAACCGCCTTTTGTATGTCTGTGAAAAGTACAGCATATTCTAAAATAGATGTTCCCAAACAATGAATAAGATCGTGAATTCCAGGCTCTAGGAGCCCATCATGAATTATATTCACAATTCGTTTTAATGTCAAGTGAATGTCAATTTTATTCTGACCACCAAAAGCCCACCCATTGAAATGATTATCTGGATAAACGTTTGGGTCGCAGTACTTCTTCATTTCTTCATACCAGTCATCACTTTGTGTATGATTACGTCCCTGCAAGACGTTTAAGAACTTACATTTGCCCGAACGATTTTTAATAAAGTATTCGTTGTTAATGTGAGTCGCTTTAATTGCATCCTCGATAGTTTTAATACCATGTGCAGATTTACCAGTCTTGGGATCCTTGATATGGTAGGTAGTTAGCGATTGTGAAGGAATATCGAGGCACATACCATAATCCATATATGTGTCCATCCATGTCAGTACTTCCTTGCGCTTTTTCATAGCACGTGGACAGTTAGGATCCTTCCAATCAGCAGGCCATTGACATTTCAGAATTTGAAAACCACCACTATCACCGAGCATGAACGTACCGTTCTCACGTTCACGTATAATACTCTCACTTGGGTCGTTGACAGTAGTATCTAAGTTAGCATGACCTGCACTGTATAGTCCCCACTTATAAGTGTATAAACCTTGTTGACTATTGAGAAAGTTCAAGCATTCAACATCACCACCGAATCCCTGAGGAATACGAGACTTGTCAAAGTACTCTTCACCTTTTCTTTGTCTGCCTAATCCACTGATGTAGAAACTGCTAACAGCAGGAAGAAACAAAGCCCAATCTGGACTATGTTTACTTGAGAGATTATCTTGTTCTATCATGTACTCACTTTTAACTTAGACTCATCACCCGAATTCTTCAGTAGAGTTTGTACCATTAGAATTTGGTCTTCTTTTTCTTCAATCTGATGAATTAAATTTTTGATTGTAGGATTGGTTTGTGCAAGCATGTCACGCTCTATTTCTTCTTTACGCTTTTTTCTTGCCCACTCTAATAGAGCTTTGGTTTCGGCATCAAATTCTATAGTTGGATGACTCATATTATAATTCTGCCACATAGAACCATCATAGATTTTGAAAGATTGTATATCCAAGTCATACATAACTGAACCAACCATATGAGTCGCATTAGAACTATAACTCTTAGCAATATATGAATTAGAACTAGAACCTGTAACTATTAGTCCTGTTCCAGTGTTAATTTGCTTAATCATTTTGATTGAGCAGGAAGCAAATAACGATATGTCGCAATGCCACTGTCAACTGTAATTTCAGCAGCACCCTGATCACTGATCTTAACAGTCTTGTCTCCGGGTAGATCCATGATAGCAAGGAAAACCTTTACAGGCCACATCCATGGCTTACCCAAAGAGCCTTTGATACCTGCATGAAACACAAAATTACCACTGTGTGTTGAAGGGTCACCGAAGTGAATTTTCAAGTCACCGTTTTCAGTCTTAGTAGTGAAATGTTCTTCTTCGCTGTTAGCAGAGGCTTGCTTCTTCAATCGTAGAACTCCGGCAACACTAGGTTCAAACTCTACGTTCCAAGTAGCGCCCTTAAACTTTACATCCTTGACCTTTTCATCAATGATTGATTTGCTCATCAATCGATAATCATTAACGAAGTCACCACTCTTGGTTTCAAAGTGAATAGTGGTTGGATTTTTTTCAGTGTTACGAGTAACATTAATTTTTGCACTGTCATCGTAATCATCAAAACCAAGAATAGTTTTTAGTTTACCTAGATTAGGCATTCCAAAAGTACCGATAAAGTCAGCAATAGGAGACTTAAAAGTACCACTGATGATAACGCTCTTGTTTTCTGCTACGGCTGCAATTTGTGTTTCTTTATCAGTGCCATTAATTTTGATGAGTTCAATACAGCCTAAGCCATGTGTATGTTGAATTAAATCTTGTAAATAATCTTTCATTTTGTTCCTTTGTGTTAGAGATATTTAGGAGAGAATAGTGTGTAATATAATGGATTTTATTGCAAAAATCAATAGTCAATTTAACCAAACGAAAATAAATCGTCAAAGGTAGATTTAACATCTGTATTACTACGTATATCCCAATCCAATACTCCTAATAGATTGTCTATCTTTTCGTCTACTAGTGTTTTTTCCATTGCATCATCATCGAATGGTAGTTCAATGAACCATTTAGGAAGTCTAAGTTCATCAGTAGGATATGCAACGCTAGTGAAACCTAATGCATTTGGTTTCAGTTTACATACCACTACCTTCATACCATCAACTATACGCATACTATAATTGTCACCGTGTACTTTTCGTAGATAATTATAGTTCAATGCTGCGCGTACATGCCCGGGCATGTTTGCTTTGCCTACTTTGCTATTGGCTTCCAAGTCACCATAGTAAGTTAGTTTATTAACTCCTTTAGGACTTCCTTTAGTCCAACTATCTTGATCGGACAGTTTGCGTTTAAAGTCTTTTACTACACCAATAACTTCATCACGTTGCTTACCTGCAAGTACCATTTCTAGTACACCAAACAAAAATTCTTGTACCTGTTTGGGAGTATCTGCACGTTTTAGATCAAGACCCATAGCCTTGATTTTACCCAATTTACCATCTACATCTAGGCGCTTACCTTCCTTGTCATAGATGTTGATAGCATAACGCTTTTTAGTAATAAAGATACTACGATCACCTACAAGTTCACGACCTGCCTTAATGATTGCACCATTCTTACGTGGTGCATGAAACGCACGTTCCATAAATGCAGGGAACGTTTCGTTAGTTTGTTCAGCGATGGTATCATACACCTGAACACACGCATCTTTATTCCATTCTAATTCACCCTTGTCGATTTGTTCTTTAAAGACAGGGTAAGCAGTAAAATAGCAACTGTCAGTATCACCATAAACGATTGCAGGACCTTCGTGATTATAATCACCTGTCACACACTCATTAATGGTACTCATCATATGTTTAACAATCTGACGACCACTCAATGTAACACTCTGACCAATACGCTTATCATAGAAACGACAATGCTCATTTAACAGTGCGCCATAAGCACTGTTAAGCAAAATCTTACGAACTAGTTGTCGTTTGTCCCAGTACTCAATATCTTCTCTGGTCGTAGACTCTTTAAGTTTCTTTTGCATGACCTTACGATCACTGTACCAACGTGTAAGTAGTCCTGGAATAACACCTTCTTGGTCATATCTAAAGATAGTACCATTAGCACTTAAAATGTATGGTTTATGACTATCAAAGATAAGTTTCCAGATTTCAGCAGCACTCATTTCTTCGCTACGACCATCTTCAAAGTCAATAGTGAGCACAGTGCCTCGCTCTTGGTTCATGATTGCCGTGTACTCTAATGCACCAAACAATCCTTCCCAAAGAATGCTCCCTGTTACTTCGTCATCATCGTCTTTAGCACGTTTCTTTTCACTTGCTAACTTTCGACCTTTGTCATGCATGTATTGGTTAGTGAGAGACTGTCTAACTTGTCCGACAATGGTCTCCGGTGCCATGTTAAGAGCGCGGATTGCTGACGGGTAGAGACTGTTGATATCGACTGCTCCCACCCATTCGTGGATGCCCCTTTTGGGAGTAGCAACATAGGCACCTGCCGCTTGCTGTATGTCTTCTGCATTATGATCCTTTCGTTTTTTATCTGGAACCACCATACCTCTTTCATGTGCTTCGTTCATGATTGCCATTTCAATCATTGCAACAGAACCCATGACAGTGGGCAATAACACTGTATTCTCATGTGCTAGCGCATTTGCTAGATCAAGGAATTTTAGTTTGTTGTGGATCTTAACCAACAACATGGTATCTTGCCTATTGTATTCAATGAACTTTTTAAAGTCCTTGTTATACAATTGGTCAAGAGTACCCTCATACTGTGTTTTGTTCTCACCGACTTCCATTTCACCAATGGAGTCTAGTTTATAACTATGGCGACTTTCATAGTTGTATTTCTTATACAACTGCAAATAGTCCATATGCACTCGACCTACTAGGTCATATGTTGTTTCTTCTTTACCGAAACGTTCATATGTTCTTGGTTTAGGAAGTTGACCAAGCAAACAGAATTTGCGTGTATCATCTTTACTCATTACCCGCGTGACACGATTTACCATATACGGAATATCGTAGCCCTCTGAGTTCCAACCAGTAAGAATATCTGCATCCTCAATGAGTTCAAAAAATGTTTCAAACATTTCAATCTCACTACGGAACAACATAGTGTTAGGCATCTCTCTTACAAGATCCCACGCAGTCTCGTCTGTCATTCCTCTTGGTGGAATGCATAATGTTACCAATTGATCCATCCAATCCAAATACATGCTGATTGCAGTAACTGGGTTGAACGGATCACTTGTAGGACTGAAACCCTTATCCGGATCAAAATCAACTTCAATGTCAAAGAAACATGTATGAAGTTTGGGAGGTTCTACCTTAAGATAATTTTCACTAAGGCAACGAAATACAACGTTAATATCACTTTCAAACAATTTCTTGCTTGCATGAATTCTACGCTCTTTTTCAAATTCAGCACGTTTGCGTGTATTGAATTTGTTTACTGGATCACCGTAAATGCTACGGTATTTGCCTTTGGGATCACTGTAGTAAAAGATATAATTGGCAGGATACTCCTTATAGGTACGCTTACCCTCAGGAGTTCTTTCAACTACAAAAATCCTGTCCGAATCGCGGTCATGTACCGCATCTACATAACTCATAGAGTCTTGCCAACTGCCTCTAGAATATTATTCAATTCGTCATGGTCTTTGTTAGTCTGCCCTAGGCTAGCCTTGTGCGCGATCCTAACTGCTTTCTTTAGTGTTGAAGCCTTAATTTCCAATTCTTCGGCAACAGCCTTGATCGTGTCATTAAGACCACCTTGCAGTGTGTCAATTTCATGCATGGTTGCCATGCCTTCGTTAATAAGTTGGGTGAGTTTGATTTTTGCATCACCCGTAAAAGTTCGTGCGTCTGTCATTATTTCTCCTTGAATGATAAGTATATATGATTTACAGTTGCTTTTCAACAATTCTTTTTACCACTGCATGTAATCCAGGATTAACATGAAGGGCATGTGGCATTAAATTGTGCCGAATATAGTTCCGTGTGTATTTGGTATCGTCGTTACTACTATCATGACACCATTGAATACCCTTTCTCTCACACCAACTAATCAATTCAGATTTGGGTGTGGTTAAAAAGGGTCTAAGCACATTATTTCTAGTTGGTGGAATAACTTTGGGCTTACCGTGAAGTGCTGACCAAAGATAAGTTTCTACGCAATCATCTAGATGATGACAAGTAACAACAGGACCTAGACTATCCAAAAATTTATATCGTTGGATTCTCCAGTGTTCTTCTTTACTCATGTGTGCAGGCTTTTCTTCTCGGTTAAATCCAAAAATTACTGGAAGTCTACGCTCAGTACAGAATTTTGCTACGAATTCTATTGCACGTTCACTATTTTCAGTACCATGATGGTAGAAAGCACAGGTTACATCATGTTTCTTACTTAAGAAATCCACAATGGCTACACTGTCTACACCACCACTGAATGCAATAGTTAATTGATTGGGCAAAGGAAATAGCAGTTTAATCATCCGTAGATGATAACACAAAATACAATTTATTGAAAGATGTGATGGTTCTTTTCGCCGTAAATTTTTATATATTTTCCGGCAAGTTTGTCAGCCATTGCTTCAATTGGGCTACCTGGGTAACTAGATCCTGGCTTTATCATGTCCAATTCACCCTGACGAACATGGACAAGTTCATGAAAAACTGTTCGTAATATGTCTACTAGATTTCTATTTTTCACATATACCCAAACTTTATTAGATTTATCTACGTGACTACCTGTATGATGATGTGTTTGTGCCTCTTCAGTATCTTGACTTAGTTCTATTTCTGGTTTAGTTTTGATATGTAATATTTCAATGGCCCAGTCTACGAATTTTCCTACTTCAGATTCTATATCTACTTGAGAATCTGTTTCATCTAGTTTCCCTGTTATCCATTTGTCAGGTGTACTCTTGTATTTTTCTACAAAAAGGTTATGAAGGATTTTACCCGTAATACGGTGTTTATTAGCAATTTTTTGCATTAACTTATCTATCGTATCATAGTTGTGTTTTGATAGACTAGGCAATTTTTTTGCTAGTTCAATTTCAGGGGCTTCAGATAAATCATTTAATTTCATAACATAGTATTTATCTGAACCGAATTATCTTTTAGTATAACTGTTACTTTTATATCAGTTATTGTGTAATCTTGGTAGTACGATTCAGGAGGATTTTCTATTCCTAATAGTCTTGCCAATTCTAAATTAGTTCCTACAGTATGTCCTGCATAATCTCTTACTGCTTTTCGATTGCCCTCATTTTCTTTACTAATAAATTTAGTCATTTGCGGTAAGTCTTTGTAATAGTTTTTATATGCTGGATATGTAATATTGAATCCCCCGCACTTAACCCACCATTCTAAACAAGCATCGTCAGGTCTATCTACTATCACAATTGGACAGTCGGGCCATGTCTGTTTGATGTAATCTAAATGATAACCAAACACATGACTCTTTATGATCTTTACACCAGTACCAAAAAAAGGTCTATCAAACTCTGCTTCATTAACTTCTTTACTATATTGATTTAAATTTTCAAACCAATCACCGAATTCCATCGATGGTCCCCAGTAAACGCCCATGTGCATTAGTTGATATTCACCTGTTACACCTTGAAAATATTCTCTAGTAGGATTACTATCACTTGAATCTATACTAGGACTATAGTAAATATTTTTTACTACTGAACTCCATTTAGATCCCGGTGCCCCTGATACAAAAATATACTTCATTCTGGTTTAATCCTTTTGGCAATTGGTTGCCAAATTTGACGCATTCTAGTCATTTCATCTTTAACACCTTCAGCTGAATGCCATTTGTTAGAAGTGTACATCATATTCTTATCAAATTCAACTTCTGCCTCTTTGCTGCGAATTGCGGGAACGAAATTATCACGATACCATTTTTGTATTTCTTCAGGTGTACCTTTAGGTAAAACTAAATTCCAGCAACCATGTATGTTTAATCCGGGCACTATTTTATTCATCAATGGCACTTTTTCTAAGTTCTTCATAGGTTCTTCGTTTGCTATACCTATCAACTTAAGTTTCCCTGTTTGTACGTGTGGGTAACCTACTGCAATAGGAGTAACTCCAAACTCTACATGACCGCCCATAACATCCAATAATGCCTGCGCAGGCCCTTTGTACATCACAGTTTCAACTTTGTCATCGCCGGGACTGACTTTTGTTACTAAGTACTCAATTGCTAACCTGTGACCTCCGCCACCAATAGCAAATGTCATTGCACGTTTATTTTTGATATCTCTAACTAATTCATCTGGAGTGTTGATTTTACTACTAGGATGAGCAAAAAATGCTAGTGGACTACGAGCAATATTTGCAATAGGTTCAAATTCCATAGCATTATATTTGACAACATTTGGATACCAAATTTCAGCAGTAACCCAATTACTCTGACATGCCGGAACAGCAACAGTGTGTCCATCAGGTTGTACTGTTGCAAAGTGATTCATTGCTATATTTCCATCAACACCGGGTTTATATTCTCTAACGAAGGCCACGCCAGTTTTCTTCGCTACAATATCAGCAACAATAAAAAAAGAAATTTCATTGCCGGCACCTGGACCATTAGGGAACACAACAGTTATAGGTTTAGAAGGTTGCCATGCTAAAACAGACAACGGTAATAGTAGAAGGGAAAACAAAAGTTTTTTCATAAATGTCCTTAGTATTAAATAATGACATATTTATATTAAATTTCTTATGAATTCTAAAATTTTCACACTTTTAACAAAAAATTTGCAACTTGCTTTTAATTTACCCAAGTATGCTAAAATTTCTATAGACGCCCATACAATTGTTCAAGATTTACCATGGACTCCGGCAAGATATAAAAAATTTAAAGATATCATGTGGGCAGAATTGCAACTACATAGTGATTACATAGGTACAGTTAAAGAAATTATAGATGATTTCTCAGATAGATATACTCATAGATTTTTTGCAGAGATATGGAAACCTAGAACCGGGGAGTATGATCATAGTGGATGGGCATTAGTTGAAGAAATTAATAAACTAAATCCTAAAAAAGTTTTAGATGTAGGTTGTGGATATCATCCATTTAAAGGTCGTATTCAAAACTTGATAGGTATTGACCCGTATAACAATTGTGCTGACTACGAAGTTGACATATTAGATTATAAGGTTAAGCCCGAAAGTCATGATGTAATAATTGCATTGGGTTCTATCAATTTTAATAGCAAAGACGAAATAGAACAAAGATTTAAGCATTGTGTTTCTCTATTAGAGAAAGGTGGTAGATTTTATATAAGAGCAAATCCAGGTATCCCTCATAAGACAGGTCCTTATGTAGATATATTTCCATGGACGTTTGAAATCGTTAATGAATTTGCTGAAATATATAATCTAAAATTGCTAGAGTTCAAAAAGGAACCTGCCGAACTTGGCAGGTTGTATTTCGTTTACGAAAAACTTTAATTACACCAACTCTTTTTCGCTTCTCCGAAATATTCTCTAGCGTAGCCTTTTTGAATCAACAGGTCTCTTAGACTTTTACCGTCTAGTATTATATCTCCTAAAACTCTGCCGCCATACTTGTCCCATGACATAATAACTACTTGGCGTTTTGTTGCTTCATTAACTACTTTTCCAGTAAACTTAGTTGCAGCAATACCCATTTCATTTTCTTGTGGGCATTTGGCTTTAGCACCCTTTTCAGGTGTGTCTACACCATAAATGCGAATGCTTAATTCTTTCTTTAATGGATCAGGTAGAAAATTGGCTTTAAAGGCAACAGTGTCACCGTCTAATACACGTGTGATTGGAAAGTCATGCACCACACCTTGTTTTTGTGCAAATGATATTGTTGAAATTGATACTAATATTGCTGCTATAATTTTCTTCATTTATTTCTCACTTCTTGTTTATCCTACCCATTGTGCATACAAGTATAAGAAATCATCTGGCTCGTTGTCTTCACTGTGATATAACTTTACACCGGTGGCACCTAACTCTTTTCCACCTGCCATTGATTTTACAGGGAAAGTAAAGGGTACATAATCACCTCTATCCCATTCACTGTAATCTACTAATGGCTGCGCCTTTAATGAACGCAACTTTTTTTGATTTGCTTTTACTTGTTCTACATACGTATATTGATTGGCAACTTCTAAGTCAAAATCAACACGCATTAGTTCTATAACACCATTAACTTGAACACCTGGTGTCTGATTTAATTTCACCCATAATTTTCTTGCTTGCGGTGTTTGTGATTCATCTGCAACTATAACATAACCTTTTTGCAATAGAGTAGTGTACATTAATATACCTACTCCTTGACCACGGTATCTTGTATCTAGTACAACATTACTAACTTGTATTGTATTATTAATACCAGATATTTCTATGTATCTAAATCCCATCCATGCAATCAACGAAGAACCATCTTTATTGGCAGTAGACTTGTCATAAAAATAAACACGAAAATCGGTGCCCCCGCCCCAACCCGCACGATCAAGTCCTGATAATTTTTCAATAATATAAACAAAACGGTTATCGCCGGGTACAGGTTTTGCCCCCTTGAGTTTTTTGTCGCGCTCATCAAATTCTATGTCATCATTAGTGCCAGTAGATTTAGTACGTGATATTTCGTGTATTTTCATAGTAGTATTTATGCTCACTTTAGAGTTCAAGGTAGCGAATCTATTCCTCAAGCCAGCAGCCGGCTACCCTCGTAACGCAAGTTACGGTCCTAAGGGTGTTTATTTGGTCTCCATATTGAACCATGGATCAGTGATAACAATAGTATCACCGCGCATCATGGCATTTTCAGTATGTAGATCCCATCCTATTTTATTAATTCTTCCTCTATGATACAACAGTGTCATTAATTTAAACAACACTTCGTATTCTAGTAAATCTCTATCGTCTAATGAATCTAATGTTCTTAGTATTTCTAGTGTGTCCATTTCACCATAAATGTCCCAAGTACGTTCATTACTTATAGTTCTTAATGCTTCATCCCAACTTATTCTTCTTGTTGCTAACTCACTTAGAATCCAAACCATTGCTTCTTGAAAACTATGTCTGGCTATAGGCACTAATCGTTCCATGGTAACCATTATATATTGTTTGCCATCTGCCTCAAACGCTTCTACTTCATTGTCTGAAAACTTAGGTAAGTTGTCATACCCTTCATGTTCTTTACAAAACTCATAGAATCGCATGAAGGTGTCACCAGCAGTGCCGGCACCTTGCCCATCGTCTGGCATAATGATCTTAATAACAGGCCCTTCT